CCCATATGGACGCCGGATAGATTTAGGCAAGCCAACCACTCATCGCTGATCGGTGTTGCAGAAACGGGGGTGACCATAGATTTTTATTGCCCAAATTCCAGGCCCCGCCAATGCGCGGGGCTTTTTATTGCCCACACTAAAGGACAGGCCATGACCGTTCAGACGAATACCAACGTCGCCAGCTTTAACGGTAACGGAGTGACGCAGATTTTCCCGATCGCGTTCAAGTTCAACAATGACACCGATCTGGTTGTTCTGCTGGTAGATGACGCAACCGGCTCAGCATCACTGCTCACCTTGAATTCAGACTACACCGTAAGCGGTGAGGGTGATGAAGAGGGCGGCCTGATCAATGTTGTCGTGGCGCCAGCGTCAGGTCAGCGGCTGAAGGTAACGCGTGTTGTCGATATTCTTCAGCTGACGGACCTTCGCAACCAGGGCAAGTTCTTCGCAGAAGTCCACGAAGACGCCTTCGACCTACTGACGATGATTGCCCAGCAGCACGAGTCAGGCATCAGATCATCATTGCGAGTGGCTGAATCTGACCCAGAGCCGGCGCGCATTCCGGCTGTTGCGCAGCGGGCCAATAAGATTCTATCTTTTGATGCTGATGGTAACCCGCAGGTCGTAGCTCCGGTTGCCGATAGCTCTACCGAACTACGGATGGAGCTGGCGTCTGCCGATGGCGTCAAGCTGGTCGGCGGCGCACTTCGTAAAGTAGCTGATGTGGATGCACTGCGCGCAGAGCAAGGCACCCGCGATGGTGAGCAGGTCTGGCTGGAGGCATACGGCACAGGGTTCGCTAACGGCGGTGGCGGCGGTCCGTTGTTCTGGGATGCGGCTTCCGTTGCTACTGATGATGGCTGGCGGGTGTTCGCCGTCTCGGGCGTGACGACCGGGCGATGGGTTCGCCCCGTCACCGGTGAGATCGATGTAGCGTGGTTCGGGCTGCCTAAGTCTGGCTTTTGCTACGACGAGATCGTCAAAATCGAAGCGTATTGCTTCGCCAATAAAGTCGGGTGTTACTTTGGGCCCGGCGTTTACGATGTTGGCGCCCAAAACTGGCCCTTCCGCAACCCTGAGGTCCCGGCTACCTCGCTGCGCGACTATGCGGGAGTTGTTATTCGCACAGCGGGCCCGGCAACAATATTCAAAACCACCTCGGACACTGGCGCGGATGTTCTGCAGTGCAACGGGATTAAAGGGCTTCGAGTAGTAGGCTATCCAACTGTCACGGCGACACTTAATGCCACTACGGGCTCGGGCAGCAACGGCCTTTCCATCACATACGGCGGGCAAGACCTTTATTTCGAGCTGAACTGTGTTGACCTGCCGTTCGTTGATAAGGGCACATACGGCGATGGCGGGAAGGCTTTCAGCATTCAGCCAGGCAGCAGCAACACCAACCCGATCAGAAACATTGTCATCAAAGGCCTCGCTAGGAACTGCCTGTACGCAACCGGCGTTGACGTCACCTATGACAGCCTCTCAACCAACCCGATTACAGGCGTCGTGTTTGATGTTGTCGCAGAAGACTGCTTTCGCGCATTTAGTGGCGGAGTGTCCGCGCCCACGGTGACCCCGGTAGACCCAGCCATGTTAGGCGTATCGGGCCGGATTAAAGCAATCAACTGCCAGCAGGTTATAGTTGCCTCACGCACCCCCGGCATGTCTCTCGACATCGAGGTGCTGAATACGAAAGCAAAGGCAGAGCTAGGTGGTTATCTGGCTAGCTTCCCCGTTGTGCAGGTGGCAGACGTAAAGGCAATCAAAAACTCCAGCTTCATATTGCACGGAAGGGTTCGAGACATCGATACGCTTTTGTCCACCGGTGGAACGTCTATGGGTGGGGGCATTAGCGGCGACTGCGCAGCCATGCAACTAGTTCTTGATGTTTCGTTCAGCTCCGCAACAACACAGGTGGAAGTCATTAGCTCCGGCGGGAACCGAGTATCTTCTAGCGATATCAGCTTATACGGCGTCACTGTTGGGTTCGATGACCTTCTCCTTTATGGGGGCAACTCCCTTAAAGTTGACGGCAAGGCCAAATCACCCACTGCGTACCCTGGTGATGCATCCGTCGCCTCAGCACCCACGCCATTTTTCGCGGCGATATATGCGGCCGATCTTACTGCGGTTCGTACTGTCTCGCTGAATGCGTCCGCTAAATCCGGCGACCGAGTACGAGTCTCACGACTGGCAGCATCAACAGGTTCCACTCTGTCGGTAGGAGGACTGCGGAATATCACCGCTGGTCAATGGATAGAGTGCACATACAACGGGTCGGCCTGGGAAATTACCAGTTCTGGATCGATCTAACGTGTCGGCCAAGCCCCGCCAGCCGGGGCTTTTTATTGCCCGAGGATTACCCATGACCCTCTCTGAAATACGGGAGCGAGCCATAGCGCCCGCTCTCGCGCTGCTGCCTGCGCGGATGTCTAGCCGAGAGGCTGAGGTGCAGATGCTCGCGATTGGCTTGCAGGAGTCCAGATTCCAGCATCGGCGCCAGATCGGCGGGCCGGCGCGCGGATTCTGGCAGTTCGAGCAAGGCGGCGGAGTGCGTGGCGTGCTGCGCCACTCTGCTAGCCGTGAGCACGCACTGGCCGTCTGCCGCGTCCGGAACGTCATCGCTACCGAGAGCGCAGTCTATGCCGCGCTCGAGAACGACGATGTTCTCGCCGCAGCGTTCGCCAGGCTGCTGCTGTGGACTGATCCTAAAGCGCTGCCGGCGCTCGGTGACGAGCAGGCCGCTTGGGATCTGTACTTGCGTACGTGGCGTCCGGGCAAGCCTCACCGGCACACCTGGGACGCGCTCTATGCAAAGGCGCTGGAGGCAGTCGCATGACCGCCTGGCTGAAGCTGGTCCCGTCCTCGGCGTGGTGGCTGCTGGCTCTGGTGGCGGTCGCTGGCGCGCAGCAGTTGCGGGTCTCTGGCTTGCAGAGTGAATTGAAGACCGAGCGCGCGGCCTCGACAGATACCTTCGGCAAGCTCTCGGCCTGCCGGGAGACGCGGGGCAATCTACTGGTGCAGGTGAGCGAGCAGAACGCGGCGCTCGCCGATCTGCGCGCCCTGGCCGATCAGCGGCAGGAGAGGGCGAAGCAAGCCCAAGCCGGCGCGCGCGCGGAAGCACAGCAGGACTACCAGGCCGCCAACCGCCTGCAGCAGGAACGGGTCGGTGGTGATGCGTGCACCGCGGCCGAGGCCGTGATTGATCAGGAGTTGGGCCTATGACCCGGGCATTGCTGGCGGGGGCGATGATGGTGCTGGCGGGCTGTGCTGGACAGGCCGTTGAGCCTGAGCCGCGCATTGTGCGCGTAGAGGTGCCGGTGGTGGTTCCGTGCCGAACGGATGAGGTGGCAGTGCCGCCGTGGGCTGCGGAGGGGCTGCGGAAGAGCGACAGCCTGGAACTGAAGGTGAGGGCACTGCTGGCAGAGCGGCGCCAGAGGATCGGTTACGAGCGCGAACTGCTGGCGGCGAATGAGGTGTGTCGGTAGGGGAATTGAGATTGCCCGGACGGGCTAGGGAATGTAGACCGGGACGCCGGCCTCTTGTGCTGCGGAGATCATGTCCTGCGTTCCTCTGCCCCCGCTGAACGCGACAACGCCATCAGGCTTTAGGGTGAGCATGTGCCGGTTGCGCAATGGGCCGGCGCGCTTGCCGTGCTTCTCCCATTCAGCCCGGCAGCGGGTGAGGGGGATGCCATACCCGACCGCCCATTCCCGAGCCCAGCGATCAGCCCCGGTCGGGCACTCGCCCTGGATCACTTCGCTGATTCCGCGCAGCGTGTGAATCTTGTCCAGCACCCTGAAGACGTGATCGCGGTCGGCGTAGTCCCGGCCTCCGCAGACGATGATTCGAACGGGCATTCCCTTACTCCTCCCGCAACACCAATAATCCCCATTTTACGTGCTTATCAATGCGCCTTGCTTGAATTCTGCTACAGCAAAACGAAACGGCAGGTTAAGCGATTGATCTGATTAGATTTTATTTCTCAATCAACACGATCCATCATCGG